GGCATATGATCTAGCGCAAAATATGGCACAATATCCTTAAACGATCCTCCAGTGCTTGAATAACACACCATAAAATCAGTTCCTGGTATATGCCAACTGCATTGCGGTGATAACCGCGTCGCAAACTTTCCGCCAGACGTTTCTGGATTTTTCTTTCTAAAGGTGACATCAATTGAATCAACCAATTTACCATCAATCTCGAAATAATGTCGTGGTATTATCACAACGTTCGATTTTATGAACAAACCGTTGACCATATAATTAACACCCTCATATGAAATCGTACCATAGACCAAATTTTTCAAAACAGCATTTTTCAACTGTTCCTTAGTCATAGTGCGATTCAAATCCGAAACTGGAAGCTCTCGAGGCAATACAGTAGTCCATGGACTCTTCTCTGCATCTCTCTGATCAACTTCCTCTTGTGTTTTAGGCTCCAATGAGCCCTGTGGATTCAACTTCTTCCAAGCAGCATACACCTTTGCCATAGCATACGCGGCACCAATTGAACCAGCTGCAGCCAAAACATATGGCATGTACTGATCACGATACGATCGCAAAATAGGAGAAATTGTGTTAGCATCCTCTAAATATTGCAAATACGTTTCCTTGGCCCTTGAAAAACGATAGAAAATGTATGTACCTGTACACGAAGCAAGATACACACATCCCCATCGACGTAGACGACCACGATTTGTGTACTTAACACAAGCACCAATCGCAGCGGTACCAACAGCCAATGCGTGCATGGCAATGCGTCGTTGCTGTCTTGCAACACGCCGTGAATCCAAAAAGAAAAGTGCATTCTCCACCAAAGGATTATGCAACCATTGAGAAGGAACCAACGAAACCCAATTAAAATACCTGTAAAATAATACCGCTTGGGCACGAATAGCCCCTGCAGCTCCTAATTCAAGCATTCTTGCGGGTCTCGATAATTCTTCCTCAATCTGACCAGTTATGATATTCTTGGCCATTCTTATTGATGTGGCAATCTCCTCGCCCCACTGTGGGGTAATATGCCTCATACACTTTCCTTTCAATTGACAACACCCATCAATGCCACACAAATCATAATGTACAATTCGTTTATTATCAGCATGTTTCATGTTGAACTGTCTTTGTCTAAAAGTATGAAATTTCTCAATAGCATAGTTAATCACCGTTTGAAAATCAACTCCTTTCATGACAATATCGTTCCACTCCACTAGCTCATAAATACCCGACTGTGTTAAATTTTCGGGCATGACAGGTGTCAAAACATCAAATTCCCAAATGTCATCATAAGGACTAGGCGTGTATCCATCCTTCCCAATCCCAAGACCTTCTTGGACTTTACCACTATCTAATCCTACAGTGACCCCATTTCTTTTGACAGCATATTTATCCTTAACTTTTACGTCAAGAACA